CGGAGGCGATGCGCAGCGCAGACTTGATCTGCGCCAGGGTTGCGTAGCCGTTGCTAATCGCCACGGTCAGCCTCCGATTTCGTAATGCTTCCGCATCCAGTCGACGGTCAGGGGGAGTCCCTGAGCGAGCCTTGTGCGCGGGTTGTGGTGCAGCAGTGCCTTGGCCTTGGAGATGTCAGGCTTCTTGCTGGTGACGTTGTGCTTGTCCAGCGGGAGCCGGTTGACGAGGGACGGGTGGGCGCCGGTGACCTCGAGCAGCATGTTTGCCATGTCCTCGACGCTGACGTACTCGTCGCCGCCCACGTTGACGGTCTCGCCTGGGGCGAAGTTCGCTGCGGCATTAGCGAGGGTCGGGATGAAGTCGCCGGCGTACATAAAGACCCGGTGGTAGTTCTCGAACACCGTGATCGGCTTACCCGTCAGCAGCCGGTAGGCGAACAGGCAGACGACTGAGCGATAGTCGTGATACCGCTCGCCCGGGCCGTAGGCGTTGAAGAACCGCAGCGTCATCGTCTTGGTGCCGTAGCGGTCGGCGAAGTTTTCAACCTGCCGCTCGTTCATCCACTTGGACAGTGCGTAGTCGTTGGTTAGGCGCGGCTGCGGGTGCTCTAGCAGGTAGCGCTCGTCGATGGACTCAGCGTCGGCCTCGCCGTACACCTCAGACGAGGACGCAAAGATGTGCTTGAAGCCGCGCTCACGCTGAAGCTCAAGCACGTTGCGGGTCCCGGTGAGGTTGCTGCTGTGGACCCGCCCGTACCATTCCTCGCCGTTGATGCGCCCGAACTCAGCGGCGAGGTGGTACATAACGTCAAAGTCGCCGATGCGGTCTAGGGCGGCACGGAGTTCGCGGTAGTCGCCGACGTCGGCGCGGATGGTCTGCGACTGGCCGGTGTGCTGGAGCTCAATGCCCCAGACGTCGTGGCCGCGCTCACGCAGCTCCGCGACCAGGGGAGCGCCAATAGTGCCGGCGGATCCGGTGACAACGATCTTCATGCTGTTTCCTCCACAATTCGCCAGAACCGCTCGGGTTGCTGGGCGAGCACTGCCGCAGGGTCGCCGGGCTCCAGTCGCCCGACGAGGGAGTTGGTGACGATCTCGCAGCCAGCGAGGGTGGCCTCAATGACGACGAGTGGACAGGCGTCCCGCTCCTTCGGGAGGTGGACGAAGTATTGGGCGCGGGCCATGTGCTCCAGCACGACCTCGTGCGGGGCGTTCTCCAGCTCAACAAGCTCGACGCCCTGGCGCTGCGCCCAAATGCGGGCGTTGAGCTTCCCCTTGGCCGGGTGCTTTCTGCCAGCGAAGAGAGCGAAGGGCTCTTTATCGGCGGGGGCGACGCAGTCCGGCGGCACAGGGGAGTGGATGTAGGCGTCGGCCCGGCCGGTCCATTCGGCTTCCCAGCCCATGTGCGCGCGGCTCATGGTCAGGAACCGGGAGGCCTGCCGGAATAACTCGGCCTTGGCTGGTGTGCGGTGCTGGGCGTGCTGCACCCAGGCGATGGGCCTGAGAGCCGCTAGGAAATTCATAGAGGTTTCAGAGAGTTTGTCGGTGCCTCCGACTACTACCCGGTCGTATGTCGCGTCTGCGGCGCTCTCAGCGGCTTCGGGTTCGATGTAGGTGACCTCGACGCCGTCCGGTGCCGCGCTGACCATGTAGTCGGTATTTCGCTCGGCGCCGCCCGCGTACTTACCGGGTAGTAACGCCTCGTGCCTTTCCTCGACCCTGGGAATGTGGTGCGTGACCCAGGCGACCCTCATGGTGCGAGCAAGATGTCAAGCGCCGGCCGCCAGTATTTGTCGAAGACGACGTCGGCGTCGTACTGGGCGGCGAAGTCGATGGCCTGCTGGGAGCGGCCCCGGCCTCGCGCGTAGGCGGCCTTGAGGTTGTCGACGATGCTGGGGACTAGCGGGGTGAAGAACCAGCAGCCTTGGGCGACGTCCCATGCGGGCTGCACCTCGCAGAGCCAGCCGTCGCCGACGAGCTCGGGCTGGGCGGTCGCGTTACTGACCACGACCGGGACCCCGCAGGCCTGAGATTCAAGGCTGGGTATCCCGAATCCCTCGCCGCGTGACGGCTGCAAGAGCACATCCATCGCCGTGTAGATGGCCGCCAGGGCTTCCTTCGGGATCCCCATTCGGTACGAGTACGAGTCAGCAAAGGCGACTCGATCCATCGGCACGCCTGTCGCGGCAAGTAGCGCCCGCAGGTCCAGGCCGGCCATCGCTGGGCTCGGCTCCGTGTGGAGATAGAGCCAAGCGTCGGTGTGCTTCTGCATGAACATGCCGGCCGCGAGGAATGACTCAGCGAAAGATTTGCGGTCAACGCTTCCCTTGTTGGCGCTGACCATCCCGATGACGTAGGCGTCCTCGGGTATGCCCATCCACTTGCGCGCGGGCACCTGGCCGTCGCTGCCCTGCATCAACTCGGTCGGCTTGAAGACCTTCGTGTCAATGGCGTGCGGGACATAGAGCGCCTCGATGTCGTGGCGCTCAATGGCGTCAAGCCCGAACTGCGACATGGCAATCGGGGTGACATTCGGGCGGGCAAGCCATTGAATTACAGGGGCCGGTGCGGGGAAGTGGTCGATGGGCACCCAAGAGGCGACGCGGTCAAGTACGTCCCAGCCGGCGCCCTTGAAAACCCAGCAATCGAAGAGCGTGATGACGACGGCCTGCTGCCCAGTCGGGCGACCAAAGTCCATCGCGTAGGCGGGGATGACGTCGTTGGAGTAGACGTCAAGGCCGCGAGGGTAGACGGGAATTCCTTCCCACTCCATCGTGGAGCCCTCAAGCCCGTAGTTGGAGGCGATGGCTACTTTGTGGCCGTCTTGCTTGAGTCGGCGCGTGACTTGCTGGGTTTGCTCGCCGTACCCGGTGCTAACCCAGGGGCTATTTGACGCGAAGACGATGGCTCTTCGTGCAGCAGTCCCAGCCGGAGCAGCTGCTCCCTCTCGGGCGGCGGCACGTCGAGCGGGACTCCCCGAACGTGAACGGTTGCGAGCGTTGGAAGCTTTCGTGGCATGGGCCACCGTTTCTCCTATGTGTGCGCAGGGGGTGTGAGGGGCCCCGCCCCCTGCGCAAAGCGGGGCCCCTCACGACTTGGGTGCCTCAGATCAGGCAGTGCCGCCCGTGAAGGCGCGGACGTGCGTCGTCTGCGGCAGGTTGCCGTCGACGCGGATCTGGAAGCGGAGCGTGACCTGGCCCGTGTTGAAGGCGAAGTCGTCGCTGCGTGCCACGTCGATGCCGCCCACAGTGCGGACGTAGTACGACGGGAAGTGGCCGGCGATGACGGACTTGGCAGCGGAAGCCACCGAGGCCATTGCCGGGTTCTCGATCAGCGAGTAGCCGAGGATCGAGTCGGGCGTTCCGGGCTGGATGCTCGGCACGAAGACGTAGTCACCCGACGACGTCTTGAGCTTGCGCATCGCGCCGATGCTGGAGCCGTTCGCCATGACCCCGAAGCCGGGCAGGCGGCGGGCCGCACCGTCCAGCGAGTAGACGAGGTCGATGAGGTTGTCGGCGGTGAAGTGGCCCGTGCCCGCAGTCGCGGTCGCGGTCCCGCCGGTGACACCAGCCGAGGCCGCAGCGACGATGCCGCGGGGCTCAACCGTGCCAGTGCCCACCGTGAGGGCGTTGTTGACGGCGTAGCCAATGGCGTTGCCGGCCTGCTGGCCGAGGAAGCCGATGACGTCGATGTTGCTGTCCGCCAGGAACTCCTGCGAGACCTGAACGAGGAAGGCGTACTTGTAGGCCTTCAGCGTGGTCTTGCCGAACGCCGGGTCCGACTCATCGATGGTCGCGGCCTCAGCCTCAATGGCAGCGGTTGACCAGGAGGACAGCGAGGGGAGGACGAGGTCCTCACCGGACGCGGTGTTGAGGACGGTGACGACGCTCGGGTCAAGCATCGGGCCGACGAGGCGCGCCTGGTCGATGACCGCGTCCGAGAACGACGTGGGCACGGGGGCGTTGCTGCTCGTCTTGGCAATGTCGCGCTTCTCAAACTTGAAGGAGTGTGCACGACGCTCACCCATGAGCAGCGAGCGGAGGATGTCAGCGTCGGACTCGGCCGCAGCGGTGCGGGCCTCAACCGGGCGGACAACGTCCTCGAGGCCACGCATGGACTCGGAGATCTCGCGCTCACGCTTCTCAGCCTCGACGAGCGTGTCGATCATGGCGCGCTTCTCGTCGAGCTCCGCGAACGTGCGGTCGACGAACTCGCGCTCCTCGGCGGACAGGTCGCGGCTCTCAGCGGCGGCCTCGTCCATCTTTGCCTTTGCTGCGTGGTAGGCGGACTGGCGATCCTCCACGAGCTTCTTGAGGTACTCGGACAACTTAGTTCACCCCTTTCTGGGGTCTCGGTTTTGGAATGCGCAGGTGTTTCTTTGCGATCCCGCCGAGGCTCCTCAGAGCGGGGACCTAGCCGCGGCTCGCGCGGCCAGGAAGTCTTAGGCCTTGAAGGCCAGGTCGAGCTTGGTCTTGAGGAGGTTGATTTGGCTGGCGTCGTGCGCCACCGGCTCAACCACAGGCTCGGGCTGCGGCTCCGGCGACAACTTCGCCACCACCGCAGACA